GAACATTCCCCGGTAGGACGCCAACACCTCGGAGGTGGTGGCCTCCTCGTCGGGGTAGTCGCCGCCGTTGGTGGCGATCAGCGCGCGGGCCTCGTTCTTGGTCAGGTCGTCGGCTGAGCGGACGAACCTGCCCAGCTGGTTGTTGGCGAACTCCGTTGCCGGGTCCATGAGCTGCCAGCCGCGCGGGGCATAGACCTGACGGAACGCACTCAGGTCGACCACCTCTCCGGCAGCTTCGATCTCGGGGTGTGACATCTTCACAGCGGGACCTCCTAGACCCTGGTCGTGTAGACGGTAGAACCGGTGGTCGCCGAGTAAGTGCTGACCGTCGCTAGACCGGTGATCGGATCGGCGTAACGGCTGTCGATCGGGCCGATGATCTCTTCTGCGCCGATGGCAACCGAGGCCACCAGATCATGCAGGCCCCCTTGGCTGCACGTCTTCTTCCCCAGCACCGTGATGGTCACGACGCCACCGGTGCCGTTCTTGAACACCAGGTTCGTGGTGGGACTGGGGTTGGCGATCGTGTCGCCGTTGACCGGTAACCGTGGGGCGTTCCCGGTTCCCCCCGCTGAGGCCAGCGCCTCTGGAATCAAAGCCATGCGAAACTCCTTCCGGTTACCTCACCGATACGTCAATCCGAATCGGATCGGACACGGTGAAGACCTCATTCGGTGGTTGGCCCTCCTGCAGAGGTGCACCGGGGGTACCGTCCACGATTCTGTCATGAATCACTAGGCCGTCCGGATTGGACATCGGGACAACGAAAAGCCCGTCAGGACCGCGGCCGACAACCCAGTTCCGGGCCCGGTCTGCGGCTTCCTCCGCCTGCCGTCGGTTCTTGCCTACGGAGTCCAGCTGATAGGCGAATCCGACGTCGCCCTGGGCCTGTCCGAGTGGCGGCCCGGACGGCTGCACCCCGCCCGCTATCGAGTACAGCACCCAGTACGGGTAAACCAGCGCGCCGTTGGCCGTGGCGATCTCGGCCCGAGCGTCACCGCACTTCTGGCCGGCCGGCAGTCGCGACGTGATCAGGGCCAGCAGCCAGTCCGTGACTGCGGACTTCCCTGGCGTCTCGATCGGTGTCAGCGTCATCCGAGCAACCTCCCGATCAGGGCCTCTCCGCCCGAGACGAACCCGGGCGCGGTCTCGTCGAAGGCAGGCCGGGCGTGCGCGTATGGAGGCTGGCTGTAGTGCCGGCCGAGCGAGTCGGCCCCGTGGAAGCCGAACTCCAGCCGCGGTCCCTGAACCGCGTTGGTCCCAACCTCGGACTTGGAGGTGCCGCCTCCACCGGTGTGCTTCTGCTGCCATGACCGACGGTAATCCCCGGTGATCGCCCGTGGTCCGGGGCGTCCGGAAGCCTTCGCCATCACCCGAGTGCGCAGCAACTGGCCGTGGTGCTTGACCAGATTGTCCATCTCCCGATTGAGCCGCTTCGAGCCGTTGCGGAAGAGCAGGATCGCCTCTTCGGCCCCGGTCAACTGCATCCGGATCTCGGTCACGGATCCACCCGCTTACGCCGGTCGGCCAGCACGGAGTACTGGATGCCGAAGGTCTTCAGCACCGACTGGCGCATCTGGTAAACCGCGCCGACCATCTGCGGCATCCGCAGCGAGGACCGGCAGATGATCAGGGAGCCTTCAGGGAACCCGGACGTCGGTACGTCGGCCAGGGGGAAGTCGACCTCCGTTACCACGATCAGCAGCTGGTTGCCGCCTTCGGAGTCGCCGACACCGGCGCCTCGGGAGTTCGTGGGGATGTCCTTGATCTTGCAGGCCCCCGCGTTGTAGAGCTTGGACGCGGCTGGAGTGATCAGCGCCAGCGTGATCGGATCAACAACCCCCGCGTGCACGTCGACCGGGGCGTATACGTCGCAGGTCTCCGTCATGAACTCTTCGACCTTGCGCTGGGCGTTGGCCAGGTTAATCGCCACGTGCCCACCCCTTCAGGATCTCCAGGGCGACGGCACCGAACTGCTGCGGACTGCCCATGTCCATTGCTTCCAGCACGCAGCGGTCGAGCTCGCCCGGGTCGATGTTCTCCAGGAAGTCAGACATGATCTTCAGCGGATCCGCCGGCACCTCCCGGACGACATGCACCACAGCATCGAACTGGAGATCCTCCACCGCCCGATCCTCGAACTCCAGGAAGACCTTGGGCGGGCTGCCGGGCTCGCAGTCGACCGTGACCCGGGACGCGTCAGTGATCAGGTTCTCTCCGAGCAGGACCGTCGGAGCCTTGAAGGGGTTCCGCCAGGCGATCGTTACGGGCTGCGTCTCGGGGGTGCTCATAGGGACATTATCGGCGTCGGGAACGCCTGGTCGTTACGGCCGCATCCCCGCGCTTCGCCGCGGCCAGGGTGGACTTGTTATCCGCCCGGCGCGCGGTAGCCCGCGAGACCGGCTTCGGGGCCGCCAGCGTGCGCAGCCGATACCGCCGGGCCTCTTGTGCGCGGGAGCGCTGCCGGTCGGCGCTGAGGTTGTCGGCGGCCTGTTGCGGGGTGACGTGCGGGGTTGCCGCCTGGGCCGCGCCCTCGGTCTTGATGTCCGGGCGGGCGCCCCAGGCGCGCCGGCAGTTCGGGTGAGACACGGGGTACTTGGCCGCGGTGTCCTTGTCGACCACCCGCCCGAGCGCCTTCCTCGGGTCCTGGTGGCTGGTCAGCCCGCAACCGGCTCCGTCGAAGCACTCCCAGAACTCGACCCCGAGCGCTTCCTGGGACTCCAGCGTGCCGAGGTTGTAGGCCTCCGCGGTCTTGGTCCGGACCAGCATCTGGGAGTACTCCCGCAGCCCGTGCCGGGAACCGTCCTTGTAGGTGATGGCGTGGATACCCCGGCGCTCCAGGATCTGCTGCACCCGTCGCCCGGCCTGTACGGCGGTATCGCCGCGAACCAGCTTGCTCAGGATCTCATCCCGGGCCACCGCCCGGACCAGGGCCTTGGTTGTACGGCGTACGTGGCGCGTCGACTTCAGCAGGTCGTCCAGGGTGTCGGTCGCGATGCGGGAGATCGCGGTCTCCGGCAGCATGTTCCACACCACAGCCGCGCTCTGTCCGAGCTCGGTGGCGCCGGCCGCGGCCCCGAGCGCATACGGGCGCACCAGCTCGCTCTGCGCCCACAAACGGGTGCTGGCGTCGAGCTCGGCCATCTTGTCTTCGACGGCCTGCTGGAGTTCGGCCAGCTTCCGGCGACGGCGCCACTTGGCCGGGTCATCGACGATCTGCTGCTGCAGATCGAGGATCTCCTGCCAGGCCTTGGCGTACGCCTTCAGCAGCGGATCCTCGATCGCGGAGATCGCGGCCTTCGGCTGCTGGGTCGGCATCAGCGCCGCCAGCGGGACCGTGCCGGGGGTGCCGAGCGCAGTGTGGAGTACGCCGGATGCACCCCGGCTTCGTTCTCCAGTTCGTGCACGAGGGCCTCCAGCGCGGGGAGGTTCTTCGAGCCGTCTTGGGAGTACTCCCCGACGACGGTGAAGCTCAGCGGGTTTTCGGCCGCGTTGGCGATGTCGGCCAGCCGCTCCCGGACGATCTCCAGCGCGACCAGCGGCAGTGTCCCAAGCCGTGCGTACCGGGTCTCCAGGTCGTCTATGAGCACAGGGTTCGTGGTCTCGTCAACGGTGGTCCCGAGCTTGCCCCGCAGGTAGGCCAGGTCCGCTTCTGTGAACGCCATGCTGGCCCCTCCCGGAGAATCGGTCAGGGCCAGTCTAGGTGTGCGCGGCGGTGGATCAGGGTCAGCCTAAGGCCGCCTGTTTTGCGGCCTCACTCGCTGCCGGGCGGTGGTACACCACCTCCACCCCGCTACCGGAGATGATGACTCGCTCCAGGCCCTCCGGCATGTGCTCCGAGCTCCGGTCGGAGTCGCTGCGGTGCATCCCGAAGGCGGATGCCCAGGTCCGCCAATCCTTGTTGTCCCGCACCAGGATGCTGACCTCCCCGGAGAGACTGACGTTGATCGGAGCCCGATACCCCGCCTCGATCCCCTGCGCGATGATCCGCAGAGCCTTTGCCTTGTCCATGCGTCCTCCCAGGTCGTTTGCTTCCTGGAGGAAACTATAGGCTCTCTATAGAAAGCCCGCAAGGGGTTGACACAGATATAGAAAGCCTATAGGTTTCTTCTCATCAGGGCGGGAAACACCACCCTTCAAGGCACCGGGAGGCGCCATGTTCTTCACCTTCAGCTCCGACAGCCACCAAGGCGCCGTAATGGGCGAAGGCTGGAACGTGCGCTATGAGGGCTTCGCCTCCGGCGCTGATGCTTGGATTGCCGCCCAGGCCGACGGCTTTGCGCTGGCCCCCGGCACCAATCTGGGTGTCCAGGGATCGGCTTGGACAGCCAAGGTGGTCCGCGGGTGAACCGGAAAGAAGCTGCTGCAGCCGCCAAGAAGCGACTGCAGCAGGGGTACTTCTCGGCAGGGGAAATATGGACCACATGCCCCGCGCCTTGCCGCCAGAAGCTCACCATCGACCGTTTCACGCGAAAAACAGACATCCAGGATGAGCTGTTCCGTGTGCTGGTGGGTCACCTCATGGAAGAGCACTGAGGCGCGCAAGACACCCCGAGCCGGGGAGGAAAACTCAGCTCGGGGTGTCGACTGCGGGTGGGGCTACTTCGACGGCGTGCTGTTCACCGTCGACTGGCCCGGGTTGGGCACGTACGGTGCCCCGGTGCCCGGCGCGTTCTTCGTGCCGAGGATCGTCGGGTACTGTCCGTTCGGAACCGGCGCCGCCTTGCCGCCGGGCCGGGCTCCCTGTGCGGGGCTGCCCTTCAGCTTCGGGGTGTTCCGGCGCTCGGCCATCAGCTACCGCCGCCCTGCTTCTGGCGCTCGGCCTCGGCCTGACGCTCGGCCTCGGCATCCTGGGCAGCCCTCAGCGCGGCCTCGTCGGCGGCCTTCTTGTCGGCACGCTGCTTGGCCTTGCGCTCGCGGTCCGCCTTCTTGCGGGCCTCGGCCTGCTCGTCGGTCTCGACGCCCTCGCCGGGGACCTGGCCGGGGCCAGCCACGGGAACCTCGTCCTCGTCGTCTCCGCCCTCGAACAGGGAGTCATCGACGGTGGAGGTGTCAACCCAATCGGGCAGCTCGTCGTCCGGCCCGAAGGTCTGCGACGTACCGACTTCCGGGTTCTGGAAGGTGACGTAGCCCTTCAGCTTCTTTGCCATCTCGATCTCCTAAAGATCGTCAGTTTCTGACATGGCCGGTACCCGGGCCGGAGCCCGGACACCGGCCAGTTATCAGGCGACCGTCGCGGTGAAGGTCAGGTCTGGGTTGGCCAGGACGGGGAACCCGACGGCGGTGGCCAGGGTCCAGGTCGCGACCGGATCCATCTCCTTCATCGGAACCGCGACCATGCCGGGGCACTGGTCCTGTGCGATCAGCTGCGCCTCCGCGAGCTCCAGCGCCTCGGCCGTGGTGCCGAAGAGCGTGGCTCCCAGCGGCTCGTCCACCGGCGGCATCAGGATCACCTTGTTCGCGGCGATCGGCCGGGTCTGCGTGCCCGCCACGCGGATCTGCGTGTCGTACGGCACGAAGGGCGGCAGACCGTACGCCTGGAACGCGGCGTTCACGGTGTCCACAGTGACGATGCCCGGCGTACCGCCGGGGCCCGCCACCAGTGCGCGGATTTCCGCGGTCTGCATCAGGTAGCTGATGACCTGGGTCGACGTCAGGGCGAAGGCCGGAGCCACGCCGTTGCTGTCGATGTAGGTCTGCACCCAGGTCCGCATGTTGGCGACCGGGGTGGAGGTGGCGACGGACGACCAGAGGATTCCGGCCGTGACTGCGTGACCGGCCTTCCGGCCGAAGTCGATCACTGCCGGCGCTACGCCATTCTCGTTGATGGTGACGGTTGCCTTCTCCAGCACCTCACCGCGGAACAGCTCGAACCGGGCCGCGACCGCTCGCGCCATCTTGGCCGCGTCGGCGTAGATGGCATCGACCAGCAGGGTGTTGGCCGACGGGGACAAGCCCCGCTCCATGCCGCGCCGGCGGAGGCGCTCTTCCTCGCCCAGACGGATCTTGCGCGATACGGGCAGAACCTCGCCCATGATGCGCTCGATGCCCTGGCGTCCGGAGATGCTCGCTTCGGCATCCCACGAGCGCACGAGCGCCGCGTCTTCGTCGCGGTAGCTGCCGCGCAGTACCCGGAATTCGATGTCACCGTCCGGGGTGTTGTCGTTCGGCAGGTAGTTGGACAGGGTGAAGCGGTTCCGCTCCGCCTCCAACTGCGCCGAACGGGTGTACCCGAGGAGTTCCTGGGGATCGATGATGTCAGTGATCATGACCATGAGATGTCAGCCTTTCCTGATCAGACGTACCGGAAGAGACCGACAGTGGTGTTCGCTGCGACGGACGAGGTCTTGTTGGTGTAAGCCGGGACCTTCGCAGCGATGATCTGCCCGCGCCACATGGCGGCGACGGGAGTGTTGGCAGCTGCCTGCGTGCCGCCTGCGGTGAGGTCCACCGAGTGCAACAGGAAGCAGTCCGCAACCTCGGCGGTGACCGCCGGGGCGTAGCGGCCGGTGCCGGCGCGCTTCAGCGGGATACCGCTGGGGACCTGGCCGGTGGAGAACTCCGCGATTGCGATGATCGTGGCGGCGTCCAGCGTGACCGGGTCGGCGTCGTTGGTCCCGACACGGGAACCCAGCCAGGACTGATCCTCGGCCGTGTACGTGGTCTTTCGGATTCCGAGGTTCATACCCATGACGGGTTCCTCCTTGGTTGGGGCTGATTACGTGCTGGTCTTCGCGAGGGGGTTGTATCCGCGTCGCTTCTGCGCTTCGTCCTCGAAGCGCTTCTGTCCTGCGGCGTACGCATCCTCGCCACCTGAGGGCTTCGGTGGCTTGCCGCTCGGGTCGCTGCTGGGCAGCTTCCTCGTGCCGGGCTTGCCGTCCTTGTCCTCGGGCGCCTTGCTGGCGAAGAGTTCGGGGAAGTCGGTCTTCGCCTCTTGGACATCCGCCAGGACGTCTTCGTAGGTTGCGCCCACCTCGACCGTGATCATCCGCCGCACTCGGGCAAGTTTCTTGTCGTCGCCGTCGAAGCCTTCCTTCGTCAGCGCACGCTCGATCCGTGCCTCGTGCTGCTCGGCCGTCGCCTCGCGCTTGGCCGCTTCCGCCGCCTCGCGCTCCTTGACCGCCGCCGCTCGCTCCCGCTCGGCCTCGGACTTGGTCGCGTCCTCGGTCTCCTGGTGCTTCGCGATGATCTTCTTCGCGTCTTCGACGGAGACACCGAGCGAGTCCGCCATCGCCTTTTCGGCAGCCAGCTTTCCTTCGCTCTTGTGCTTGGCAGCAATCCGGTTCACTTCGGCGTCGGTGTACTTCTTCCCGTCGTCACCCGTCTTGTCGCCATCTCCGCCGCTGTCCACATCCGGTTTCGGGTCGCTCGCCGGCGGCTCATTGGCCGGTACGGAGAACTTGCCGCTGACAGCCGCTCGCCGTAGGACGTACGTTGTCCCGTTGCGCTCGATCCGTCGCATGGTGTTGGGCAGCTTCATGCTTCCTCCTGGTGTTCCGCCCCAGTTATTCAGTACTGGGCAACTGTCAGCCCCGGCTCGAAGCCCCGGGCGGCTCTACCGGGCTAATCATGCCACGGGGACACTGGACATCAGTCCGGACACAACCTGACCCTGCCCCAATACAGGTGGGACAGGGTCAGGCTTGCGAACGCTACGACGTAACGGTGATCGAAACACTAGCTCCGTACGTCTTCTTGGCTCCGAACACTACGTAGTCCGGAGAGGCGTTGATCAGGTCCATCAGCGCCTGAAACGCAGTATCCACCTCTGCTTCAGCCTGGTCTCCCACTACCGCAGCTGAGACGCGGATTCGAAGCGG